AGTGAGCAGTTTTCCCGAACACTGTTTAAGACAATTACACCTTATATGCTCGGTATTTCAGCTACAGTAGATAGAAAGGATAAACTAACGCGTGTTTTGTATATGTATATTGGTGAAAAAATTTATACTGAAAAACGCGAGGATGATGATCTCGTTTCTGTCCGTGCTGTTCGATATAAATCAAATGATCCCGAATTTAATGAGGTTGATGTAGATTTTCGCGGTATGCCGAAATACAGTACTATGATTAGCAAATTATGTGAATATGGACCCCGCAGTGATTTTATTATTCGTATTATTAAAGATTTGGTCGAGGAAGAACCAGAAAACCAAATTATGGTATTATGCCATAACCGTTCACTTTTATCCTATTTGTATGACGGAATTGTTCATCGGAATATTGCTGCTGTTGGTTATTATGTAGGTGGAATGAAACAGGCCAATTTACAACAGACAGAAAGTAAACAGATTGTCCTAGCAACTTATGCTATGGCAGCTGAAGCATTAGATATTAAATCTCTATCTACTCTTGTTATGGTTACTCCTAAAACAGATATTACACAATCTGTAGGGCGTATTTTGAGAGTAAAACATGAGAATCCAATTATTGTAGATATTGTGGATTCGCATGATTTATTTGAAAACCAGTGGAAACAACGTCGCCGGTTTTATAAGAAATGTAATTATCGTATTCGAGAGATCGATTCTATTAAATATACGAACATGATGGTGGATTGGGAAAATGATAAAATATGGACAAGGACATTCGAACCTAAGAATAGATTGACTAGTTGTGTAAATGAAAAGGATGAGGATTCGGATGAAGGACATGATATTGGTGTTGCGAATTGTCTTATTAACGTTAGCAATTTAGAAGGGTTATATGATTAGTTTTGTGTTAGTATATTGGTACTGATGGAGTATAGATAGAGTAATTTAATCCACTTGAACCAATGGTGCCTCCATTTCCTGCTCCTGCGACGTTGATAGGTCCTGCGGGTCCCCTTGGTCCTTGAGGTCCTTCTCCTTGAGCTCCTGTGTAACCTTGAGAACCTCTATCCCCTTTCGATCCTGTATACCCTTGAGGTCCTAGTAATCCTTGTATTCCCGAAGATCCTTGTAATCCCTGGGGTCCTAGTAATCCTTGTATTCCCTGGGGTCCTGCTGATCCTTGTAATCCTTGGGGTCCTGCTAATCCTTGTATTCCTTGTATTCCTTGTATTCCTTGAAGTCCTGCTGATCCTTGTAATCCCTGGGGTCCTGCTGACCCTTGTAATCCTTGAGGTCCTGCTGATCCACCTATTCCTTGAGGTCCCCCTATTCCTTGAGGTCCTGCTGATCCACCTATTCCTTGAGGTCCCCCTAACCCTTGAGGTCCTGCTGATCCTTGAGGTCCCCTTGATCCTTGAGGTCCTTGTGAACCCAATGCACTATCTCTTCCTGGTGATCCTTGAGGTCCTTGAGGTCCTATTGATCCTAATCCCTGGGGTCCTGTGTCACCTTGGGGACCACCTAATCCTCTAAATCCTCTAGATCCTTGAGGTCCTGTTAATCCTACCCCTTGAACTCCTTGAATTCCTTGAATTCCTTGAGGTCCTATTGACCCTAACCCTTGAGGTCCTTGAATACCTTGAATTCCTTGAATTCCTTGACCTCCTTGAGACCCTTGAGGTCCTTGAGGCCCTTGAATTCCTTGGTTCTTTGAAAAATAAATTAAAACCTTCCCTCCTGCTGGCAGAAAACCGATTCCGCTATTGTAAAGCGTTTTGCCCTCGGTGCTATTATTATAGCTCCCTCCTCCTCCCTTACCCGGTACTGCGTTGTAACCATCATATCGTTCTCCTCTACATGATTGTACACCCGACCTATTACGACTACAATTTACTGCGGTATAGCTTGTCCCTGCTGCCCCATCACCCCCGTTAAACCAAGCTATACCTCCACTACTTCCAACAACAAGATTAGAAACCCCAATATCTCTAAGATTTACAACCGTGCCTGATATTCCAGATGAAACTGCTCCATTATTATTGTTTATACCTCCACTGCTCGTTCCTGGTATAGGATTTCCATTGCTATCTAAACCACCATTAGTAGCAGTTATATTAATACTTGTATCCTCATTTGAATATATGCGAGAAATCGCTCTACCGGGGCTGCCAACATTAATAATGTATGTGATACCTGCCTTTAAAATTGTAGGTGAAACTTCTAAATCACTATAGGTAACTCCACCTCCACAACCCCCTTTATTATTTGATGCAAGTCCACCTGCTCCTACTACTAAGTATCCAATGTTCAAATTAGTACGTGGTGTTATAGTTCCATCGCTTTCAAAATCTACCTTTGTAAATAGACCCACATTTTCTAAGGTCCCTCCAGTTACATCAACTAAAGAAGTAATTAAATTTTCTTTATTAGTAATAAAATAATAATTCACAACCTCTACAAGAAAAAATATAAATATAAAAAACAAAACAATTCTAAATAATCCTAGTTTCTTAATGTTATTAAATAAATTCATTCTAACGCTATATATTATATATTAAACTACTAAAATTTTTTATTATATATATTCTATAATTATATTATATAACATGAAAGTAATCACAGATGATGAAGAATCCTCAATAATTTTAGGAGGTGGTAAAGTTAGTCCCGAACAAAGAGAAGAATATATGGTACATTATTATGGAATTATAGATGCAAGGAAGGCAGGAGATAAAGAAAAAGAGAAAGAATGTGCAGATAAATTATTATATTATTTATACACATTTGTAATAAATGAAATCAACGACCTATCAGATAACGAGAAAGAGTATAAGCGTCTTAAAGAAGAAGGATATTCGGATGAAAAAATACCCTCTATGTTATTCACTCCCAGTGATATAAAAAAGATGAACGAAGATGTAGTAAAAATATGGGAATCTATTGATCCTGAAGAAACCGACCATATTCTAAAAGTAAATCTAGTTTCTATGCAATATGCATATATGTTTAATGATTATACAAAGAACATAGAATCGCCAGGTAAAACTACTGCAACTACAAGCAACCTAGAAGCAGGGCTCTCAAAAAGAATTTACACTAACTATAAATTGATTAAAAAAAGTCCAGTTCTAAACGAATATGTTACAGGTTATACCAGTAAACTAGGGCAACTTGAAATATATTATTTAATCAACTCACTACCTTACACAACTATAACAGATATGATTGAAGCATGGTTTATAAGAAATATTTGGATTGTAGGATTCTCTACACGAAACAAATACGTCGATGGAGATAACTGGCAGACGCCTATATTTTTTTTAACCCACGATTACGGACATGCAAATTTCACATTTGAATGCTATTCCGCTATTTTTGGAGAACCAGGGAGAGATAGAAGCAATGAGAATATGATAAAAACCTATAACTTAATAAGGGAATTTTATGAGTATATAAAAGAAAAATATAATAGTGATAAACCCACGCTATATTCCATAAAACTTCTTTTATTCGTTTCTTTCCATGAACTCGGTGATAATTGCTTAAATTATTTCTCTAACGCATCCAACCAAGATCGGTTCAAAATGTCTTTGTGGTGGGCGCAGCAAAATACATTTTCTACAAGATTTTCGAATGAAAATGATCTATTTCTATCATTACCTGGTCGAATACAAGCTAAGGCGAAGGATTCTAAAACTAATATTATAGATAAAGAAGAAATAAAAAAATACTTTTCAGAGGAATGCATACCTAATTATACGAAAGCTCTTCATGATTTTCAAAAAACAAAAGGTATGATAACTGGTGGTAGAAAAACCAGAAAACGCAAAATGAAACGTAATAAGAGAAAGACAAAAACACGAAAATAAATTTTATAAATAGTATGAAAATATTTATAAAAATAATTAATATTTACGTCTTCTTGTCTTGCCACCTTTATTCCTTGGAATTAAACTGACAAAATCATCTACTCGAGGAGATACTCTTAGTTTTGATTTAGATGACCCTATGTTATTAGTAATCATTGGATTTAATTTGATATTAATCATGTCTGGACTAATCCTGCTGCGATCATTACTTCTAATCAATTTACCTTTGCGTGTAGAAACTGGTTTTCCTTTAAGTCGGAGCTTAGCTATTTTTAAAGAATCCTGTGGTTCAAATTTTATCTCTAAATCAGCAGAAGTTTTTTTGACTGAACTATTTGATGACTGCTTTTCAAGCACAATAGGTGCGACCTTATTGTTTTTTCTAGTAAAAATATTACTAAACCATGCTCTTCTTCTTCTTTCGTGCCCTATTGGAACGTTCATATATAATAACCCAATATTTTTGATTATTATACAATAAAATTTAAATACTTTTACATAAAATACTCAAAGTGAAAGAAATCGATGTAAAAAAGTCGGGGTCGATTTTCATTTTGGACATTTATTTTTGTCCATTTTCATTTTTATAAAAAAGAATTTTACAAAGAGTTTCTCATTTTTGCATATTGCTGCATAATGCTTTAAAACCCAAAATAATCATTTAATGTGTCGCTGCATAATAAAAATTACATACTTTTACGAAAACTAGTACGGCGTTTTTTTGTTAGGCGTTTTTTCCTAATAGAAAAACGCCCAAAATAATAATTCTAATCATGTTATGTGAAATGGTAACATTTCAATCACCGAAAAAACACGTTTGTTACGTTAGGAAAAAACGCCTAACAGAATAATTTTACGGAAAATATGTACGGCGCTTTTTCTTTAGGCGTTTTTTCCTAATCGTAAAAACGCCGAAAAGAATAACTAATGATACCTTATATAAAATCGTAATGAATACAAATATTTCTGATAAAGATTGTGACGTTAGTAAAAAACGCCTAATTGACACTAATGAAAAAACGCCGATGAAAGATTCTTTAATATATGAATGTATTAACTGTAATTTCTCTTGTAAGAAAACCAGTGATTGGACCAGACACATTTCAACAGATAAACATAACCGGGTTCATAATTCGATGGAAAAAGAGAAGAAACACATCTGCAGTTGTGGTAGAGAATATGCGCATCTATCATCTTTATGCAATCATCGTAAGAAATGCAGTGGTCAAAAAACAATCGAAACATTGTCTAATAGTGTTCCTTTATCAAATGAATTGGTTTTGGAGATTATAAAACAAAATAAAAACATACAAGATCAAAACAAAGAACTTCAAACTACTCTTCTAGAACAAAATAGAGAAATGCAGAATAAAATATTAGAAATATCACAGACACCACACATTACAAATAATATTCAAAATAATGTTCAAAACACCTTTAATTTAAATATGTTCTTGAATGAGCAATGCAAAGACGCAATTAGTATAACCGATTTTATTGATTCTCTCAGGTTAGAAGTATCAGATCTAGAAGCCACTGGAAAATTAGGGTACGTCCTTGGCATATCAAGAATTTTTATTAACAAACTAAAAGAATTAGACATCCATGAACGTCCGCTGCACTGCACTGATATAAAAAGGGAAACTGTTTATATCAAAGACAAAGACGTATGGGAGAAAGAATCAGCAGAGAAAAGTACGTTGAAACAAGTTGTTAAGAAGATAGCTCGTAAAAATCTTCAACAGTTACCTGCATGGCAGGAACAACATCCTGAGTTTAAGAATTTAGATACACCGGAGAATAATGAATATATGAAAATATCTTTGAATGCTTTGGGTTCCTATTCGACAGAAGATGAAGAAAAAGATATTGACAAAATCATGAAGAATGTATTAAAAGAGGTGGTTATAGAAAAGAAGGGAACATGAAAAGGGAACATGAAAAGAGAACATGAAAAGAGAATATGAAAAGAGAATATAATTTTATTTTATCAATTTACTAATATGTACTATTTTTTCTCTAGGATCTGCTATTCGCACTGGTGTCCATTTCTTAAATTTCTTATTAAATACACATTCAATTAATAATACTTTCTCAATATTAACATATTTGTCAATGCTTGTATTTTGGAAATCATCTTCATCCTCACTTTCTTCGATATAATCTAGATTTTTATTTTCACGTATGTTTCGGAACAATCCATTCATAAACACACTAGATTTATAATTAGGCACGTAGGCAACATTATAATACACTGGTTGATTATTTTTTCCATATGCGTATAAATTATAAATATCAAATTGTATATCTGCAATTACTTGAAAAACAGTAGGGAATTTGTACTGTGGTTTCATATAATCCATAACTAATTGTCTGGTTTCTAGTTGGCAAATGGGATTTTTCTTTAATTCGCCCGGCACAGTAACACCAATTTTTTTATTTATATTAACGTTTAAATATGGCATAATTTCTTGATGACTCCTATATTGGATATGATGTACTGGGTAATAAATATCAGTGGGCATGGTTGTAGGATATTCTGTCATAGTTTCAATTAATTTTGTTTCCCACATTAGTGGTAACATAAAAACAACATCTTTATTGTCTCGAAACTCTTGTTTCATATTCATCATAAGTTCAGCTAAGAAAGCTAATCTTTCTCCGAAATTACTCTTTTTCATAGAGATTCCTTTGTAGAAAAGTACATCTTCAATTATAAACCACTGACGCCCGTTCTCTTCTTGTATAAATGTTCCATAAACAACTGTGCCTAGAGATAATGATCTATCGAATTGCGTAGGAATTACAGATGCTTTCGAAATCTTTTTTTCTCTGTTTAAATCCATTAGATAACACAAGTCATTGTTATTATGAAATGTAAACCATGCAAAACATTTCTTACCAGTAGGGATAGCTAAACATATATTATAAGAAGGCGAAACTTTCTTATGCGAAATAGTTTCATAGGAAAGTTCAAATTCGGGAAAACGGTTCATCAATTGGGATGTTTGGGTTTGAGAGAGCTCCATGATAATATAAAAATTATGATGGACCAGTACATTATAACTGTGATTTGCCTTTATATTTTTTTATTAAATTATTTATGTCAAATTATTATAAAAAGCCATGATTTTATCGACGAAGATCCAATTATCCTTGTTGTTTTCGTAACATTCTTTGATATAATATCCATCCGCGTTATATTTGTCGGTTTTCCATCGAATATCTTTGCATATATCAAAATCAATTAAAACCATCGCAGTGTCAATATTATATACATCAACTGTATCTCCAGTTAATACTTCTTTATAAGGATATATATTTACTGGCCGTTTTTGATTAAAAGTATATATTTTTTGTAGTTCAATTGAATCTAATAGTTCGTACAAATTGGGGTGTATTACATTATCATCGTCTAAGAAGTACAGATATGTATCAGTAGTTTCTAGTAAATCTAGTGCAAAATTGCGTTGTGGATTTCCGCTAATACCATCGCCAATGTAAATATATTCTTTAATTTTTCCATCGGACTCTATTGGATTAGTGTTAACTATGTTATCGTTTACTAAGTTAATGTTTACTACGTTATTGTTTACTACGTTATTGTTTACTACGTTAGGAAATTCCTTTATTTTGGTACCATCATATATAATTAACCATTGGTTTACATAATCAAAATTAATGCTTTCCTTAATCTTAACAAGGTTTTCTGGTCTTATACAAGGTGTTATAATTGTTATTTTTTTATGATTATTAACAGTAGGTGTAAAAACGCCTTTCGAATAAATAATAGAATATTCATCGCAGCTTCTATAAATAAGATGAAAATATTTTATTAATTCGTCAATCGTGCTGTCAGCTAATTTATAACACTTCATTCTATCAAACTTAAGATTATCAATCTCTCTGGTTAGCTCATTAATATCGCATTTATTATCAAGTACTAAAAAATCATTCGATGAATCATTGTACAGTTTAGATAAAAGTGTTTTATTGTTTCGAAGTGTATCTAGACCAATGATGCAATATTGTTTCTTATAATTTACATTGATTACTTTATTACAATATTTAAATTCATAATTATCGCGCTTCCATATTTGGCTGCATTTGTATGAATAAATAGGATTTTCAAAAGCATCTAATTCCTTCATTTTCTCGTTTATTTTATATTTTTCATAACACTGAGGGTACAAATGTGATTTACATAGACGGTTTATTTCTGAATTTCGTATAAGCGAGAAATTATTGTTGTTATTATTCATATATTGTACATAACTTAGCTTAGGTATTCTAACCATTTTTGTATTAACTGCTGTTCTTAGCAACAATTCATAATCATCCGAAACAGGTAAAAATTCCGAATAATTACCCATCTCTAGAAGAGCTGATTTGCGCCATATTCTAGGATGGTTTGGAACAGCAACAATATGACTTAAAGTAGTATTATTTATATTCGGACATATGGCCACATTCACCCATTTATAATTGAGTTTTTGGCAATAATAACCACTATATCCTAGGCCAAAGAAATCCCCATAGCTAAAATTCGCACCATTCTCGTAAAGGTTTACGAAATCCATGTATACAAATCCAACTTCGGGATCTTTATCAAATACATTAGCAGCGTCTAAAAGCGTGTCGGGTAAGATCTCATCATCGTGGTCCATTTCAATAACATATTTACCTCTACATAATAAAACAGCTTCATTCTTAACATTTCCGATGCTACCACTATTTTCGCTGCGATTATAAAGTCGTATGCGTCTATCGTTTTTAAAAGTTGCCTTTAAGAACGAAAAATGCGCGTCGTCCGGCGAATCATCTAAAATAACCCACTCCCAATCTTTTAGTATTTGGGTTTTTATGCTATTATAAGCTCGAAAAATTTTATCGTATGAGTTATAACATGTGGTAAATAGAGAAAAAACCGGTCGTGTATTTTCATGTTTATCAGTAACGTTATTTATGTAACAATAATTAAACATTTTATTAAGTTCATTAATTGAATGCAATTCTTTTAAATGTATCCATCGGGAATTCATACGGGGTGGAATAATAGAATAGATATTCTGTGCATATTCATGAAAGTCATCGCCATAAGTAATAAATATATGATATGTTACATCAAAAAGCTTATTTAGTTCTTCTTTGTCATTAGTTATGGTAACAGTAAAGAAAAAATTATCTTTATTAGTTTCAAAGAAACTGTCAATATGAGAATATTTATCGTATCTATAAAGAACGATGTTTGGATATTTCATATATTCTACTTACTTAAGTTTTTTTTATGTTTCTTCCATAAAACTTATTAATTCATTATTCATTAACTCTAAATCTTTTTTACTTATTGATGGTTCTTGATGATTTTGATCCGGTTTATTTTCTTGCAATTCATTAATGATCTTCTTATATTTATCTATTTGAGTATTTACTAAATTTTTAGTTTTTTTTGTACTATATATATCTTTTAAATATGACCAAATAGAATGCGATATATAAATAATAAATAGACATACAAATATCTTTAAAATTATTCCCAATATTATAGCATACATTATACACATTTAAAAGATTTATATTTATGCATTTCAACGTACATAAAAAATTGAAATAAAGAAGATTTGATATAGATATTAATAAAAGATGGCGCCGATTACTATTTTAGTTGTAGATAAGACAGGGGTTATTAAGGAGGTGTCCTTGAAAACCTACGATGAATCTGAATTATATAAAAAAGCAGGAATGAAAACAGCGGATGATTTTAAATGTTACGCTGAATGGAATATTGAAGATTTAAATGATAAACCATATTCCGTTTCAGTATTTGGAAAGATAACTGGTAAGGCAAATCAAGAGAATAAGTATGAGTTTCCTCCTCCTATTGATACAACATTATTCTTTGGAAATTGTATTATTGTAAATAAAAATAATGATAAGGCAGTTAGTATTACAGCTGACGAATGGGAATCTGTATATGATTATTTGTATGGTGGATTTGAGGAATTGGGCGATGAAGATTCAGAGGAGGAGGATGATGAATATGATGAGGATATTCCTAGAACCAAAGAGGGGTATGTAAAGGACGATTTTGTGGTAGATGATGAGGAAGAAGAAGAGATTGATGAAGAAGAGGAGGAGGAAGAGGAAGATGATGAAGATGATGAAGGATATACAAAGAAGAAGGCGAAAACAATAATTAAAAAGGGAGGTTCTAAATCAACAAATAAAAAAGCAGAAAAAAAGGGGAAGAAGACACCTCTTGCTCCAGTGAGTGTGTTTATGAACACGGAGGAAAACTATTTGGATTGCACCAGTGAATTAAGCGAGGAGGAATACGTTTAGAAAGAAAAATATTGTTATATTATATATGCCCAATATTTGGCCAGTTTACGAACCAGAAAATCCTTATGTATATTTAGAAAAACATAAAAGAGAAGTAAACGTTGGAGATACGATTGATTATGTAACAAATAATCAAGAGGGCAGAGTTTTTTATAAAGTTGTATTGAACAAAAAAGGTAAAAAAGACCTTGATGAAATAGTTCAAAGATCGCCTTCACCTTCACCTTCACCTTCACCATCATCTGGATCATCTTCATCTGGATCATCTTCATCTGGGTCACCTTCATCTGCATCATCGAAAGGATCATCGAAAGGGTCAACAAAGAAGCGAAATCAGAAAGGGAAAAAAGGTGGAAAGAGAAAGAGTAGAAAGACAAAGAGAAAAATTTATTAATTAGATCTTTTTTTACATCTTTTTATCATTTCAAACTAGCGTTATATATAATTTATATAAATATTATATATAATGTCTGAAAATATATCCAATTTATGTTATAAATTTATAGAAGATAACCCAAATTATTTTAATCTTAAAAGCCCTGATTTTAGCAAAGATCATAAAATAGCTATAAAAAAATTAGAAGATTACAGCAAACAACAAACTTGTTCAAGCTCATATTTCAAATTAATGCTGGATATATATAAAAAATCACATTATATTGGTCCTAAAGAATTTATTCAATACTATACGAGCAGTGTAAAAAAACTGCATAGTATTGGTGATGAAAAAAATATAATTTTATTACTGCCGGGTTATAAGTTTAACCAAGGCGAACCAGTAGATTTTACAAAAAGCAATTACTACTTTACACTTTATTTTATGAAATTATATAGAGAAGTAACAGGCGAAAAGATTGAAAATGTTTATCCAATGATTATCAAAGGCGGTAGACATGTATATATAAATGAATTAAATATTGATGGTATCATTAATAAATTAAGGGATACAACGGGAAAAGAGAGTACATTGGTTATTTGTGATGATTTTTCATATTCCGGAGAACAATTAAGTTATATTATAGGAGACGTAATTCCTGTTCGGCAAAATGTTGATTTGTATTTAGTTATTTGTGGAATGACAAATACCGCAAAAGGAAAAATAGAGAGCATAAAATCAAAATACAATTACGATAACCCGAAACTAAATATAAATATTATTTTTCCAGACGAAGGTGGATATTTCCTTGAAAAAAATGATTTTTTATCCGTGTTGTATGAAATAATGCTGCCAAACAAAACGGAAGGTAAATCTAGACAAAAGATGGAGAGTGAAGTTATGGAATACATAAAAGAAAACGACATGTATGAAATTAGTAAATGGGGTGATAATAATTTAGAGGCCAATAAACAATTTATAAGTTTATTTAGTAGGTTTACTAATTCACTAACCTATCCATTTTTTAAATATCCTGACCATGTTTCAACAATTACACAAATGTGTGTTGTTGCTGATTATTCAAAAGATTATGTATTTTTATATAAAAATTTAGACCCGGCAATACAGAAACAAATAAATTGGCACGGGACTCGTATTAGTATTAATAAATTAATACCCGAACCTCATTTAACGTTTTTCCTAGACAATTTTGGAAATAAAGCTGTTATGGCAGAATATCTAAAAGCCAATCCAGATTTCAATTTAATAGAAATTTGTGATGCAAATTTAAAACTAATTGACTTAGCTAATTGCGACATAGTAATTGATAAAAATGCTACAACTAGAAATTGCAACACACATTGTTGGAAACCATTCTATAAAATTATTATTGAAGAAGAGCCATTCAAAGAATTTAATTCAATAATTGATTCGTTGGTTAGTGAACCTAGAAGTGGCGGAAAAAAAAGTAAAAAAAGTAAAAAAAGTAAAAAATACCTTGATGAAATAATTAAAAGATCACAGTTGCCATCACCTTCACCATCATCTTCTTCATTGAAGGGATCAACAAAGAAAGGAAAACAGAATGGAAAGAAAGGTGGAAAGAGAAAGAGTAGAAAAACAAAAAATTGATTATTTAAGATCTTTTTTATCACTATTAAAAAAGATGTTGACTTCAATTAACGAATATTTGTTAAAACGAAAATTATACAGGTCTATAAAAAATAAAAAATGTGATTTAAATAATTTAAATGGAGTAGATTTATCATATATGAATTTGTCTTCTATTGATATTAGAGGAGCTAAGTTAAAAAATTCTATATTGGTCGGAACAAGAATGAAAAATATTATTTTGCAAGGAGGAATGTTAAATAATGCGAAATTATCTGGCGCGGATTTGAGAGGAGCAAATCTTAAATATGTAGATTTTAGTGGAGCTGATTTGCGAGGAGCTGATTTGTGTGAGGCAAATCTACATAATGCAATCTTTACTAGAGCGGATTTAAGAGGGGTAAATCTATCAGGTGCAAAATTAGACAACACTACTAATTTTATGGAAGCAAATATGGTGGATATTATTATTGATGAAAAACGATTTAATATAACTATTAATAATGGTGCAACAATAAAACAAATGAGTTTCTATGGAAAATTACGTTATAAAATAGGTTATAGAAAACATCTATCTATGAATTCAAGAAAAATTATGCCGATTGTACCGACAACAAAATAGTTCTATTCTCACAAATAATATAAAAGAGTTTTTTTTTATATTAATAATATTATTATTAATGGACCATGATATAACGCTAGTGACTGCTTTTTTTGATATAGGTAGACAAAATTGGAAAAACAATGATTTCAAACGGACAGCAGATTTTTACATAGATTCTTTTTTAACATATTTGAATTATCCTTATAGGATGGTTTGTTATATTGATGATAGATATATAAAAAGGGTTCTAGAGGTCTATGAGTCAAGCCCATACAAAAATAAAATGTTTATTGCGATTAATCAGGAGTGGTTAAATAATAATATACATGCATGGAATCTAATAGAGAATGATCGAATAATATTGAATAGTGAAGGATATAAGAATTTCTTAAAAGGGCGTTTGCCCTTAATGTATCCAGAAGGTATACCAGAAAGAGACGTTAGAGAGCATTTATGCCCTGAGAATATTTACGCAGAATATAATGTAGTTAACCATTCCAAAATAGATTTCATTATGCATGCTATTGAAAACAAATATATTAATACTTATTTTACGGGATGGAGTGATTTCGGGTATTTTAATACTTATCATTCCGACAATAGTCCTCTTCCAACTGGCGTAATAGATACAAATAAGCTAGATAATAATAAAATTTCTATATGTCTACGAAGGCGTGTATTAGAAGAAGATAAAAATATGTTTTTTACGTTATTGTATGCATATGAACTATTTATTGGCGCATTTTATGCGGGGCCTACGCATGTTATGTCTCGATTTCAACAATTGTATCATGAATGCGTTATAGATATGTATAAAAATGGTGTATCAGATGATGATCAACATGTTTATATTCATTGTTATAGTAAAGATCCTGAGATATTTAAATTATGTATTTTTGGGGGAGATTGGCCAAAGGCGCTGATAGTTTTTCAGAAAGAAGTATAGTAGATAGAATATAATAAATACAGTTTAATAATATAATATATTATATATAATATTATTATTATAGGATGAGAAAATCCCTTATTGATAAACGATATGTTCCAATTAATTTTACAAGACCGAATACTATGCAACCATTTTATCAGGAATCACCAATTCTAGTCCAGAACCTAATATATAACAATACTAGTCAGGATAATTTAGTAAATTTATTATTGGTTTCTACCGAGGTTCAACAATATCAGCAGTTTATTGATTCAGCTAACGATAGTACGTTTGCTGTCGCATATTATCCCATGTCTTCTAAAACCGAATTAATGGAACTATTAAGGAGCAAAACACAATCCATAGAAAGGATTGGATTCGTATTTTATTCATCAAGAAACCGTACGAAACCCTTTTTAGATGGGAACCCATTGTTCTTAGAAAGCGATCTTACAATAACTAATGAATACAGTGAGAATCTTATTTGGTTGTTGGATGTGATAAGCGAATTCAACGTGAAAAACACAGATTTTCTTGCTTGCAACACATTAAATAGCGATTTATGGAAGAATTATTATGGGTTACTCACTGAAAAAAGTGGAGTAATTGTGGGAGCGTCAGATGATAAGACAGGAAATTTGAAATATGGAGGTGACTGGATAATGGAAAGCGCGGGTGAAGATGTAGAAAGGGTCTATTTTACGGAAAGCATAGAATATTATAAATATGTTTTGGATTCTCCCCAACCACCTCTCGCATGTTTTAAAAAGGGATCTAAAATACTAACAAACAATGGATACGTGCCTATAGAAGACCTAAGAAGGGGCGATCTTGTTAAAACACTGCTTAACGATTATGTAGCTATTGATATGATTGGAAAGATAGATATTCTACATCCTGCTTTAAAAGAACGCATCAAAGACCAGCTTTACAAGTGTAGTCAAGACCAATACCCTGAATTATTCGAAGATTTAGTCATATCAGGATGCCATTCTATTTTGGTGGATAAATTCGCAAGCGAAGATCAAAGAGAAAAAACCATAGAACTTACGAAATACACGTATTGTACAGATTGCAAATATAGGTTACCGGCATGCGTTGATTCTCGTACTTCTGTCTATGAAACTTATGGAAATTATACGATTTATCACTTGGCTTTAGAGCACAATGACTATTATATGAACTATGGAATCTATGCGAATGGTTTGTTAGTGGAAACGTGCTCAAAACGCTACTTGAAGGAACTATCTAATATGACATTGATTGATTAGTATGCGGGTGAGATTCTCGAGCATTCAATATAATTATCATTATAAAAAATTTATAATGATAAATTACATTATAAAACAATAAAACAATAGTATATAATATTATAGGATGAGCGATTCTCTTAATATTAGAGATGAGGAACCACAATCCCAGGAATCATCAATTATAGTCGAGGAATCACCAATTATAGTCGAAGAACCACCAATTATAGTCGAGGAACCACCAATTCTAGTTGAGGAATTACCAATTATAGTCGAGGAACCACCAATTCTAGTCGAGGAACTAATATATTCCAATGCCGTCCAGAATAATTTAGTAAATTTATTGTTAATTTCTACAGAAGTTCAAGAATATCAACAGTTTATTGATTCGGCAAACGATAGCACGTTTGCTGTCGCATATTCTCACATGTCTTCGAAAACCGAATTAATGGAACTATTAAGGAGCAAAACACAATCCATAGAAAGGATTGGATTCGTATTTCATTCACCGGGAAATAGTACGAAACCCTTTCTAGATGGAAATTCATTGTTTTTAGAGAATGATCTTACAACAACCAATGAATACAGTGAGAATCTCAAGTGGTTATTGGATGTGATTAGCGAATTCAATGTGAAAAACACGGATTTTCTTGCTTGCAACACATTAAATAGCGATTTATGGAAGAATTATTATAGTTTTCTAATTGAAAAAAGTGGAGTAATTGTAGGAGCATCCAATGATAAGACAGGAAATTTGAAATACGGAGGTGACTGGATAATGGAAAGCAATGGCGAAGATGTAGAAAGGGTTTATTTTACAGAAAGCATAGAATATTATAAGTATGTTTTGAATCCTTTTCTAGTTGGCGGTATATATTACACACAAATCAATGGAAGCACTGTAAGAGTTACTGGATTTAATACATCAACTCTTCCTTCTGAAGTAACAATACCGTCGACAGTTAGCGATGGCACTACTACATACACGGTTGTTTCGATTGGCGCTCAGGCATTCCAAGATCGCACTAGTTTATCAACTATAACCATACCATCAACAGTAACAAGTATTGGCGATTATGCATTCAAAGGTTGCACTCTTTTGAACCCAGTTACTTTTGCAACAGATTCATTATTAACAACTATTGGTATTGAGTCATTCCGAAATTGTACTAGTTTAACAACTATCACCATACCATCAACCGTAACAAGTATTGGCACTCAGGCGTTCTATACTTGCACTCTTTTGAACCCAATTACTTTTGCAGTAAATTCGCAATTGACAACCATCGGCAGTTATGCATTCCGAGATTGCAGTAGTTTAGTAACTTTCACCATACCATCAACTGTAACAACTATTGTAGGTTATCAATTCAGCGGTTGCACTCTTTTGACGTCGGTTATTTTTGCACCAAATTCGCAATTGACAACTATTAGTGCAGGTATGTTCAGTGATGTTCCAAGTATGACAAGTATCACCCTTCCTTCGAATCTCCAAACTATTGGCACACTGGCATTCATAAGGTGTATTAAGTTAGAAAGTATCACCATACCATCAACTGTATCAACTATAGGAGAAAATCCATTCCTACATTCTGGTTTGAAATCGATTGTTTTTGCACCAAATTCGCAATTGACAACTATTAATTATAGTATATTCAATAGTATTACTAGTTTATTAAGTGTTACCCTTGCAACAGGTCTCCAAACGATTAGCAGTCAGACATTCGAAGGTTGTCGTAATTTAGAAACTCTCAATATACCATCAACTGTAACATCTATTGGTATCAATCTATTCAGTAATACCTTGGGTTTGAAAACGCTTATTTTTGAACCAAATTCGCAATTAACAACTATTAATGGAGGTATATTCAATTATAACGCTAGATTAACAAGTGTCACACTTTCTTCAGGTCTTCAAACGATTGGCGCTCAGGCATTCCTAAGTTGTAGTAGTTTAACTAGTATCACCATACCAGCAACTGTAACAACTATTGGCAGGCAGGCATTCGGTGGTTGCGCTCTTTTGAACCCAGTTACTTTTGAAATAGGTTCGCAATTAACAATTCTTGATTATGAGGCATTCCACTATTGTACTAGTTTAGAAAGTTTCACTATACCACCAAATGTAACAACTATTGAAATGCGTGCATTGGGAAATTGCCCTAAGTTAACAACTATAACCATACCATCAAGTGTTACAACTATTGGTCAGAGTGTATTCCCCGGTTGCATTCTTTTGACGTCGATTGTTTTTGCACCAGATTCGCAAATAACAACTATTAATTCTGGTATGTTCGATATCCCAACTATTTTAACAAGTATTACTCTTCCTTCGAATCTCCTAACCATTGGTGCTAATGCATTCCTAAATTACACTAAGTTACCAAGTATTACCATACCATCAACAGTAACAACTATTGGTGACAGCGCATTCAAAGGTTGCACTAGGTTAACAACAATAACTATACCATCAAGTGTAACA